AGCTGGCCTGTACCATTCTCCTTAATGTAACTATTAGACCCATCATGGTAAATCTGCAAATCAGAGCCAGCACCAAAGATAGCCTTATCATTATCTCCAAAGGTCATATCCCCAGAAGATACAAAGCTAGTCCCTGTGATTGTAGTGCCTGTGATAGCCGCCGCAGAAGAACCACCAATGACTGTGCCGTCTATTGTGCCAGCGTTGATGTCTGCTGTAGTGGCTACAAGAGATGACGTTGTTACAGCCGCTGGAGTAGTGCCACCGATGACTGTGCCGTCAATGGTTCCAGCGTTGATGTCAATAGTAGATGGATTAGTACCAACCTCAATCACTACACCACTAGCGTTCTCTGTATAAAGGCGTTTGTTAGTTAAGTCTAAAGCGGGTTCACCTTGTACTAAGTCACCTGTTGTAGGAGCGCCTGAACCATTCTTAAGTTTAATCGTTGAAGCCATTAATAAGTTCCTCCGTCAATGGTTAATAACAACGTATCAACCTCTGAGCTTGTGTAGTAATTTGTAAGTGCGTTAGTGACGTTAGTTTCCGATGTAGCTGCTGCTGACGCTGAAGCTGCTGCGTTAGTTTCTGAAGTGGACGCTGCCGATGCACTGCTTGATGCAGCTGTGGCAGAGTTAGAAGCGTTAGTTGCTGATGTAGACGCTGCTGATGCGCTTGAGGCGGCATTGGTTTCTGAAGTGGACGCATTGCTAGCTGACGTAGATGCAGCAGAGGCACTGTTGCTTGCGTTAGTGGCTGACGTACTAGCCGCTGATGCACTATTGCTTGCGTTGGTTGCTGAGGTGCTAGCGGCTGATGCACTGTTGCTAGCGTTAGTAGCTGATGTAGATGCTGAGCTAGCAGATGAAGCTGCATTAGTCTCGCTAGTTGCTGCTGCACTTGCTGATGCCGCTGAGGCTGTCTCAGAAGCCGCTGAAGCCGTTGCAGAGCTAGCTGATGCCGTAGCACTACTGGCTGCGTTAGAAGCGCTTGTAGAGGCTGCTGAGGCGCTTGTAGCGGCATTGGTTGCCTGAGTGGTTGCTGTAGTGGCTGAGGTAGCTGCATTGGTAGCTGATGTTGATGCCTCACTAGCTTTTGTTGTAGCTGTACTAGCACTAGTTGCTGCATTGGTTTCTGACGTAGACGCTGCGCTAGCAGACGATGCTGCGTTGGTAGCGGACGTTGAAGCATTAGAGGCTGATGTGGATGCTGCTGATGCACTAGAGGCTGCGTTAGTCTCCGCAGTCTCAGCATTAGTCTCAGCAAGCTCTGCGGCAGTCTGTGCTGTTTCAGCAGCTGCCTGTGCAGTCTCTGCGTTGGTCTCAGCTAACTCAGCAGCTGTCTTAGCAGTGCTAGCGGCTGATGCACTAGACGATGCTGCTGACGCGGAAGCACTAGCTTCGTTTGCTTTGGTAGTGGCAGTCTGTGCATAGGTGGCAATTTGGGAAGCGTAAGCGTCTGTGCTTGCGTCCCCTGCTCCACCACCTCCACGGAATATAGGCATTAACTACTCCTACGAAAACAAACAAAAGAAACGCCCCCGAAGGGGCGCGAGGGGTATTAGCCGTTAACAGCCAATAAGAAGCCAGTCTCAGGACGTAGCACTTGAGTGCCATAGAGACGGTCGGCTGTGTACAGCGTGGCAAGGAAGTCCTGCTTGTACTGAGTTTGTGAACGTACACCAACTTGCTCAGCCATAACCATAGTGTCACGGTGACCCATGATAGCACCACGGATAGCGTCGCCAGCTGTGTTCTCAGTAGCAGTTTCCAGGGTAGGGCAGTTGCTGGTTACGTATACGTCAATGCCGTACAAGTTACCAATCTTGCCGTTGACAACACCACGACCATCTACGAAGTCAGAAGACACGTATCGGTCAATACCCATGATGGCGTTACGAAGTGAAGGTGGAATTACGAAGAAGCGTCCGTCCATAGGCGCGTCAGCATCGTCCATCTTCTGAATCAAAGCACGGAAGCCAGCGTCAGTGAATACGTCAGAAGTAGTCACAGTGTCAACTTCATACTCAGTCAAGCCAGTAGATGCATCGATAAAGTATGCGTTGCCAGTAGCAAACGCAGAACCGTTACCGTCACCGAATGACTTAGCCAGGATGAACAGATCATCGTCTACTTGCTTAGCTAGCGCATAACCAGCATCAGCAGTGTAGAACTGACGCAGAGACGCAAGAGCCTGTGCTTCAGTGATGTCTTCGATCAGACGTGAGTATTCGAAGTGCTTGTTGATTGTTACAGTAACTTCAGACTCAGTAGCGTTCTGAACAGTTACCGCTTGGTTTTCCACTTTAGCATTCGCTGAGCCACGAGTTGGCTTTGGAATGTGGATGGTGTCGCCCTTCTTACCTTGCATTGACATCTTCTTAACGAGGTTGGCAAGTACAAGATTCTTTTCATAAGCGGCAACAACCTCATCACTCCAAATTTCTGGAATAAACGTTGCTGCTGAAGTGTTGTCTACAAATCCACCAGTGGCGGGGTAAGTTGAAGTAGCCATTCTATTCTCCTAGTAAGCTATCTAACCCGACCTTCTGAGTACGCTTTCATAATTTCATCTGATAGCGCTTGATAGCGGTCGGGATCGGTTTTCATAAGTTTAATAATGTCAGATCGACGATACACTTTCTTAGACTGCTCCCCACTGCCGCGAGCGTTACCCGTTGAGGCGCTCTTAACAGCCTGCCTACGTTCTTGCTTTTCAACAGCTACGGTTTGTTGAACGGTGGATTGTCTTTCTTTCCACAATGTCAACAGCTCGTCAGCTGCGTCGTAGTCAAATTGCTGATCTGCTTGTATGAACAACTGCGACCTAATCTTAGAGCCTTGTATCCAATCACCAAACTTCTTGTCAGAGACAATCTGTTGCATGTCTGGATGTCGAGATTGCAGTTTAGATAGTGCGGTAGTCTTTCGATACTCATTCGCTATCTGCTCTGCTTCTTTAATCTTAGGATGCCGTTCGATCATCTTCGCCATCGAGCCTTCAGGATCAGCGTAGAAGTCTAACTCATCTTCTGCTTGTGGTGCTTGTTGCTGTGAGAGTTGTGTCTGTTGTTGAATAAACGTATCTACAACTTTCCGTAGCTCACCGACTTCGCTGCTCTGTTTACCTAAGAGCTTCTCCGCCTCTTGGTGCATCCGTACAATATCTTCTACGGACTTGCCTTGGTATTTATCCGGAAGTGGAGGTTGCTCCGCTGTAGGAGTCTCCTGGTCTTGTATAACCTCTTCCTGCTGTTGTAGTGTATCTTCTACGTTATCCTCTTCAGGACGCTCGTCGATTAGTGTTGCTGCCATTATTAAACCCCGTGCTTAAGCATTATGGAGATGGTTGTTGTGAAAGGTCTACTATGAGTTTGTCTTTCGTTCTTGTTGTATCCGCTGTTCTCTGTGTCTAGCCCACTTCATTGTAGCGCCAGGGAAGTCCCCGCTGATGTGATCTAGTACAGTCTTAACAGGAGATATCACCCTAGTTGATTCAACGCCACAAGCGCACCTAATACTTGTGACGCTATCCTCGACTAAGTGTTCTGTGTAATGCCCGTCAGAGCATTTAAAATCAAACAGCTTCAGCATCATCAGCTTCCGCTTCGGCTTGAGCCGCTGCAACTTGAGCTTCGATGTTTAAGAGGTTAGCCATAACTGCAAGTTGTCCTTTACGGAAGTAGAGGTCTTGCTCGTCTTTTGCCAGCTCGATAGAGTTGACGCTAACCGCTCCTTGCTTAATGTCGTCTAAGAAGATTTGCCAACCCTCTGTACGGAACATTTCGTTTAAGTGGCGGAAGTAAAGCTCAGTTTCGTTGTTCACTGTTTCTCCTTATGGGACAGTTAGTGTTTTATTAGTGTAGATTATATCACACAATCTAGCAAAAGTCAAGCACTATTTTGTGGTATTATTTACGCTTCTTTGCTTTAGTCATTTTAGCACCTGACTTAGCCGCCGCCTTCTTAGCCGCTGCCTTACCTTTAGCGCTGTACGAGTATGATTTTCCGTTTACCATTGGCATAGTTTATCTCCGTTTTTAGTCACCATTTAATTTTATCCGACCACCACGCTGCACTCATCTTACCTTTAGCAATGTTAGAGGCGTGTCGTGCTTTGAACGACTTACGCTTCTTCTTCATCGCCTCCGATTCACCGGCTTTGGGTTTACCAGCTGTGCTTGCACCTTGCTCGCCAAAGCGTATGGTTTTAACTTTATCACCCTCTTTAGCCACAACTACGTGCGACTTCTTAGGGTGGTTAGGTGTTCGCTTTGGTTTGT